GGCGACGATGGCGCAGGTCGAAGCCAAGGATGTGCCGGCGCTCGACCGCCGCGTGGAGGCACTCCTCGCCGACGTGGGCACCGTCCGGGAGCGGATCGCTGCCGTTGAGGTGAAGACGCTCCAGCCCGGGCCATCCGGACCGCCCGGGAAGGACGGGGCCGACGGCCTCGGGTTCGACGACCTGGACTGCGTCGACGACGGCACCGGCGTCGTGCTGCAGTTCCGGCGCGGCGACGAGGTCAAGAGTTTTCCCTTGCCGGTCCCGTACGACCGGGGCACGTACAAGCCCGAGGAGACGTACGCGAAGGGCAACTGCGTCAACGACGGCGGGTATTGGACCGCCAAATCCGTCACCAAGGCGATCCGGCCCGGCGCGGGCGCGACGCCCTGGCGCCTGCTGGTGCATCCCAAGAGTTACAAGTGATGGGCGTCCTGGTGACCCTGCAGGAAGCGAAGGATCACATGCGGCTCACGACGCCGGCTGGCGACGCGGGCGATGGCGACCTGCAGCTGAAGCTCGACGCGGCGGAAGCGATCATCGTGGACTACCTCAAGGTCGACGACCCCGCGGTGTTCACCGCCGATCGGATTGTCCAGCAGGCGATCCTGTTGCAGTTCGGGGCGCTCTACCGCTGGCGCGGCGACGACATCGAGACCCTCGCGGCGCGCGCGTCCGAGGGCTACCAGGGCGAACAGGGCTACCTGTCGCCGGTGATTACCGCGTTGCTGCAACGCAAGCGCGATCCGACGCTGGTGTGAGGCGCGATGCCCCCGTTGCAAATGTCCGCCGGTCTCCGCCCGCACCGGGTAACGCTCGACAACCCGGGCCCGCCGGTGCCGACGAGCGATGGCGGGTTCACCGAAAGCGTCGTGCCGCTGCAGCCGCCCACGATGTTCGCGAACATCCTGCCGGTCCTCGAGCGGAATGTGGAACGCGCCACCGGCGGCACCGTGATCGCGACGGCCACGCACCGTGTGACGATGCCGTTTCATCCGCAGGTCACGATCCAGACGCGGTTGCGCTTCAATGGTCGCAGTTTCAGCGTGGTCAGCGTGACGAATCCCGAGGAACGGAACGTCGAGCTCGTGCTGCTCTGTGTGGAGGTCGCGCCATGAGTGGTGTCCACTTCAAATTTGAGGGCCTCGAGGAGCTCAAGGCGGCGCTGCGCGCGTTACCGGAGAACCTGGCCGGCGAGGCCGGCAAGATCATCGAGGGGGCGGGGAATCGCGCCGCGCTCGATCTCAAGCGCGCGTATCCGGTCGTGACCGGGCACCTGCGGGATGGCGTGGAGGTCACGCACGAGCGCAGCGGGGTCAGCGCACGGGCCGTGGTCCGGAGTCGCGCGCCGCATGCGTGGCTCTATGAACACGGCGTCGCAGGCCGCAAGGTCGGCAAGGGTCTCAATCGGACGCCGACCTTTGTCTTCGCCAAAACGATGTCGCGGGTTCGGCGGGAGATGTACGACGCCTTGCAGGCGTTGCTCGAGCGCTACGGCTTGCGGGTGACGGGCCGTGCCGCCTGATTCCTCGGACATCGACAACGCCCTGGTCGCCAAGCTCAGTAGCGATCCGACGCTGCTGGGCCTGATGCCGAACGGCGTGTACTTCGGCCTGGCGCCCGAGAAATCGACGCAGTACGTGCTGGTGGCCCTGGCCGACTCGCACGATGAGCCGATGTTTGGCGGGCGGGCGTTCGAAGAGTACGTCTATGCGGTGAAGGCCGTCGAAATGTCGACGGTTGCGACGCGGAACGTCAAGGCGGCCGGCGCGCGCATCGACGCGATCCTCGACCCGCCGGCGCCGCCGCGGCTGGCCCTGACGATTCCCGGCTACGCCCTGAAGCTGTCGCGCCGGCAGGAACGCATTCGCTACGACGAAATCGACGAGGTCGATCACTCGATTCGCTGGAGTCATCGCGGCGCGCTCTACACCCTCTGGGTGTCGCCGCTCACGTCCTAACCCGGGTGCACAGGAGAAGAATCCATGGCTGCTGAAGATCGCCTGCACGGATCCCACGGACAAGTGAAGATGGACGCGACGGGCGGTTCGACCGCCGTCGCCGTCGCGGGCTTGAACAAGTGGGAACTCGACATGTCGAAGGACCACGTGAAAGTCACCGCGTTCGGGGACACGAATCACGTGTACGTCGACGGGCTCCCCGACATCAAGGGCAGCTATGGCGGCTGGTTCGACCCCGTCGACGGCCTCGACGTCTTCGCGGTGATCTTCGGGACGGCGAAGCCGTACCTCGAGCTCTATCCGAATGACGCGGACACGATGATCAAGTGGTCCGGGAAGGGCCTGATCGACGGCAAGATCACCGTCGACGCGAACGGCGGCGTGGCGGTCTCGGGCAGCTTCGTCGGCGCCGGCCCGTGGACGTTCCCGACCGGCTTACCGCTGCTGGCCCGTGGCGCGCGGGAGCTCGAGCGGCCGTGATCCAGGGCGTCGTCGCCGCGGTCAAGTGGCAGTACTACACCGCGGCGGCGATCAACGGCTACAGCGTCTCCCGGAGCAAGGCCGGGGCGTGGTCGGCCAGTGGGATCGTGGTGCTGGCCGACGCGTTCAAGATGGCGCAGCGGCCGCTCGTGTTCGTGGCGAAGCACAAAAAGGGCGAATGGCGGTGGCCCATTCAGTCGATGACGCTTCACCCGGACGGGCATCGGTGGACCGCATCGCTCGGCCCGCCGTTGCCGTAAGACCTCGGGAGTCCTCGGGTGCACGAAGGAGACGAGTCATGGGGCGTTCACGCGTGGTCGTGCCCGAAGTGGCGCGGCTGACCCTCTCGGAGGGCGATTACATCGACGTCAAGCGCGACCTCAACGCGGGCGAGTACTTCGACTTGCTCACCGCGCTGGCCGACCGCCAGAAGTTCGCCAAGATCCTCGCCTATGTCATCGGTTGGTCGTTCGTCGGCGTGGACGATCTCCCGATCCCGTACAGCATCGATGACCCGGCGGCCGCGCGCCGCGACACGATCGGCGCCCTGGACAAGGGGACGTTGCGCGAGCTCATCACCGCGATCGATCGCCATGAGACGGCCGTCGACGCCGCCGTCGCCAAAAAAAAGACGACCCCGCCTGTGCCCAGTGGCGCGCTCGTGTCCGCAGCGATCTGAACGTGTGCCGCGCGATGCACTGGACCTATGACGACGTGCGCGCCCTGCCGCGCGACGTCTACGCCGTCCTCGTCGACATGTTGACGCAGGGAGAGACGCGAAAGTAACGCATGGCCGCCCTTACCGGACAACTGCTGGCCGATTTCTCCGACTTCACCCGCGCCGTGGACACGGCCGTCGTGACGTTGAAATCGTTTGAGACCGGCGCCGGGCAGGTCGATAAGTCGCTCACCCGCATGGTCGACAATTTCAGCGGGCGCAAGGTCATTCAAGACGCCACGCTGATGGCCGAGGCCGTCGAGAAGATTGGCGGTGTGTCGAAACTCACCGAGGAGGAACTGGCCCGGGTGAGCGCAAAAGCGACCGAGGCCGCGGACAAACTCCGCGCGATGGGCAAGGACGTGCCGGCGGGCATTCAGCAGATCGCGGACGCCTCCAAGCAGGCCGAGACCGCCACGGGGGGGTGGGCGGACTCCTTGGGAAAGGTCAACAACGTCCTCGGGCTGCTCGGGATCGGCGTCACCGCCGCGGGCTTCGTGAGTCTCGGTAAAGCGTTGTTTGAGGATGCCGACACCTTGGAGCGGCTCAGCGATCGGACGGCGATCGGCGTCGAGACGCTCCAACGGTTCCGGGTGGCGGGGAACGATGCCGGCGTGTCGCTCGAGGCGATGGCCAACGGCATGAACAAGCTGCAGAAGAACCTGAGCGAAGGCACCACCGCGACGACGGATGCCCTGGGGACGCTCCACCTGAACCTCGCTGACATCCGGAAACTCTCGCCCGAAGATCAGTTCTATGCAATCGCGAAAGCGATCGGCGAGGTGCAGAACCCCGCGGAGCAGGTGGAGCTGGCGATCAAACTGTTCGGGAAGGCGGGCGCCGAGCTGCTGCCGGTGATCAAGCGCGGGTTCGACGACGTGAAGGATTCCGCGGTCGGGATGAGTCGGGCGACCGTGGAAGCGCTGGACCATGGCGGCGACGCGTGGACAAAGTATGTCGGGATTGTGAAAGCCCAGGCCGGCGAGATGTTGGCCGACGCCCTCACGGGCACGACGTCGCTGCAGCGGGAGGCGATCAGCGAGGCGGAGAACTTGGCCGATGTCTTCAAGCGGATCGGGGTGATGGCCGCGGAGGCCGCGCCGAAGTTGAAGACCTACGGCCTCGAGCTCCCGAGTATCACCGCGGCGGAACATGACCTGCAGAAGGCCGAAGCCGAGCGCGCCGCGGCCGAGAAGCTCTTTGCCGGGGCGATGGAGGAACTCACCAGCGTGGGCACGGGCTGGCTGGGCACGCTGCAGACGATCGACGGGGCCGTGGTCGAGGCGATCAAGTACTACCTGGAGGCGGGCGTGGCGCAAGACAAGCTCGCCACGGCCTATGGACTGACGGCCGCCCAGGTCAAGTCCGTGGCGGCGGCGATGAAGGACGCCGACGAAGCCCTAAAGCTCCAGGCGACCAGCGTGGCCGAAGCCACGAAGCTCTGGGATGAATACGACGCCTTGCGCGTCCAGCATGGCGGCACCGCCACCGACGCGCAGATCGCGCAAATCGATCGCTGGTATCAAGACACGGTCGCGAAACTGCAACTCGCGGGGACGTACAACGAGCAGACGGCCACCGCGGTCTGGTCGGTGTGGCAGGAAAAACTCGCGGGCGTCAATGTGCAGTGGGACGACGTCCGCAAGCACTCGAAAGAGTCCTTACAAGAGATCGCGGACAAGGCGCGCGCCACGGCCGATTACGTACTCGCCAACTCCGGCGACTTCACCGCGGCCTATATTCGCCACAAAGAGCAAGAAGCCGAGGCCGCCGAGCGCGCCGCCTATCACTGGCGCGATACGTTCGACGAGGCGGGGAAGGCGTCGGCGCAGTCGGTCGCGACGGCCGCTGACCAGATGATCGCGAAGTTCGGACAGATCGCCCATGCGGCGCAGCAGGCCACGCTGCAGATGGGCGGCACGTTCGGCGTCGCCGAGCTCACCGCGGCGCAATTCGATCAACTGGGGGGCGCGTCGCGCTTGCAGCAAATTCAGCAGAGCTACCAATCCGCGCCTGGCCGCCAGGCGGGCGGCACCGGCTCGACGGGGCTGGCGGCCACCGACAGCGCCGGCTACCTCGCCCTCTTGCAGGAACAACGCGACTATGCGGCCCTCCTGGAATACGCCAAGGCGCAGCACATCCCCGGCTTCGCGAGCGGCGTCAGTAACTTCGGCGGCGGTCCGGCGATCGTGGGCGAGCGCGGGCCGGAACTGCTGTACTTGCCGACGGGATCCAG